CAAGGAAGTTGGAACCGTTGTATCGACTAACGCGCCAGACGATGAAGAGCTGACCGTGAGTTTCGGCATACAAAATGGTGCTGCTGCAGCGAAAGTGCTGACCGTTGATTACGTCACCGCTATGAAAGAGCGCACGGCTGACACCGAACTCTAAGGGGGTCTACCATGGCTGATGCGGTAACTTCGCAAACGATACAGGACGGCGAACGTAAAGCCGTCCTCAAGTTCACGAACGCGAGCGACGGCACAGGTGAGTCTGCAGTAAAAAAAGTGGACGTATCTGCGCTAACGAAAAATGCTCGAGGTGAGTCTTGCAGCAAAGTTGTCATCAACAAGATTTGGTGGCAATGCACCGGCATGTCCGTAAAAATTGAGTTTGACGCCACCTCAAACGTGTTGGCAATTGGTTTGAGCGAAGACTCAAACGGCTACCACGATTACAGTGATTTTTCTGGCATCCCCAATAACGCCGGCAGTGGCGTTACGGGAGACCTAGACTTCACTACAGTCGGCGCTGGGTCTGGAGACACTTACATGATCGTTCTAGAGCTGATCAAGTCTTACGGCTAATGGCTACCACGAAGGACGTAAAGCGCACGGAGTCGGGGAGGGTCTCGTATCGAGGCGAGACCTTCGCTGGCTTCAACAAACCAAAGCGCACGCCCGGCGAAAATAAAAAGTTCGCGGTACTGGCCCGACAGGGCAACGAGGTCAAGATCGTTCGATATGGTGACCCGAATATGCGTATTCGAACAAACGACCCAGAGAGAAACCGTAATTTTAGAGCCAGACACAAGTGCTCAACGGCAAAAGATAAGCTCAGCGCAAGATATTGGTCTTGTCGGAAGTGGCCCGCAAAAAACAGTTGAGGTGACATTTTATGGGTTTTTTTGACAGCGACTTTTCGCAACTACCTGACATCATCAATCAACCGATGCCGCAATTAGGTGGCACTGACGCCGCTATGCAGGCGTACTTTGGCGAACCTTCTCCATTCGCTCAGATGGGTGATTACTTGATGAATCGACCCGTTGTTCAACGCGAGACAAGACCAGACAACCCGATGAGCAGTTTTCAGTATCAAGACGTGGTCGGAGACTCGATTGGTGCGATGGGGCAACAACAATCTGCAATCCAAAAACAATACGAAGCTCTGATGCAGCAGGCGCAACAGGAACGCGCCGCTCAAGACGCTGATAGACAGGCTTTGATGGATCGTATTGCTGCATTAGAGGGGCGGCCTCAACAACCAGCAATAGATATGGATGCTTTGCGCTCTCAAATACGAGAAGAAGTCATGGCGGGTTTGAAGCAGCCTGTGATCCCGCCCATTTCAGAAGCGAATCTCATGGACAATTTCGCAGGATTTACAATGGACACCTCGGCCCAGCCTTCGAGGTCTAAGGTGGGTCGGCCTACGATGGCAGGCACCAGACCGGGCCCGACTGTACCCAATCGTCAATCAGGCGCGGGCTTGATGAGAATCAACGACTTGATGCGAGACGCCCGCCAAAGGGACTTCATTCGCAACGATCCTAATCGCGGGAGACCGTCGATTATGCCGGTTAAGGCTCGCGATAATCGCGGCTTGATGACAAGACTCTCCGAAGCGATGGAAGCCAAGCGGCGACCATCGAGAGGCTCTGCAGCGCCACAATCGATGCCTTCACGGGCACGGCAACCCGTACCGCCGCCGGTTCGCAGAACAAATCCTGCCATGCGTCGCAGATCACCTTCGCAGGCACAACGCCCTGTGATGCAAAGAAACGCTAGGGCTACGAGACGGGGCGGTATTACTTCTATGCCCTTGCCGGCTGATGTTCGGAACCAGCTCATGCGGGGCATAGGAATTGGAGGAAGAATGTAATGGCTAAAGATGACGTCCCTGACAATGTGGCGAACCCCAAGCTCTATCGACAAGCTAGGTCGGAGGCCAAAAGAAAATTTAAAGTTTGGCCTTCCGCATATGGTTCGGGATATATGGTCAAAAGGTACAAAGAGTTGGGCGGAAAATATTCTGGCCGAGTCGGTGGCGAGGTCACTTTAGATTTTGAAAAAAGCGATCTGGATGACGACGGTAAGCTGAGCAAGTACGAGCGCAAGCGCGGCACGGCAATCGCGAAAAGCATGGCAAAAAACATGAATGTCGGCGGCAGTGTCATGATGCAGGGCCGTGGTTGTGGCGCAATCATGGCGAACAAACAAAAGATGACGAGAGTACCTCGTGGCTAAACCAAAGGGCGGCCTCAAGAAGTGGTTTGGTAAAGGTAAAGGTGGCGACTGGGTAGACATTGGTGCGCCGAAAAAAAACGGCAAATTCCAAGCTTGCGGCAGGGCAAGTGCCGAAGATTCTGGCAGAGCGTACCCAAAATGTGTGCCGAGATCAGAGGCCAATCAAATGACGGCCGCAGAGCGTAAAAGCGCCGTTTCGCGAAAAAGATCTAAGAAACAAGGCGTCGGTGGAAAGCCTACTAACGTCGCCACTTACGCTAGAAACGGTGGTGCGATTTCAATTCAGGCAAGGGGGTGTGGTGCTATCATGCCTTCCAAACAACGACTAACCCGAGTCCCTCGGAGTTAATAGGAGCAAGCAGGCATGGCTGGACACGAAATGACGACCAAGGGCGGAATGATGAAAAAGCCCGGCAAGATGAAAAAGGGTGGCACGATGAAGAAAATGCCTCCCGGTGGTATGAAAAAAGGCGGCACTATGAAGAAGATGCCCCCCGGCGGTATGCAAAAGGGCGGCACGATCAAAAAACCCGGCGGTATGCAAAAGGGTGGCACGATTAAAAAACCCGGTGACATGAAAAAAGGCGGCACGGTTAAAGCCAAGCAGGCCAAGTTTAAAAAGCCATCCAATAAAAAAGACGGTTTGTTTGGCCGGTAGCCGTGGCGTATTTACAAAGCAATATTCCGTACTTCAAATGTTGGGTAAGGCGCGAATACACGCATAATCACGAGCAATATCATGGCGAGTTCTTGCACGCCATGGCTATTGCCGTGACAACGATGCCGACACGGTGCTTAAGCTTTCAAGTTATTTTTACCGGGGCTGAGTGTCAGGGTGACGAGGAAAATGTTCACGGTGGAGCAATGTGGGCTCGTATGCCGATCACCGCTCTAGCTGGAGACACTGACTACGAGGGTTGGCCAGACCCGATGCCGGTTTGGGCAGCGCAACCGTGGGATTGTTCTTCGTACAATCACTCGGTCTATGTTCTTGATAGATGCACGCCGTGCCCGTGGATCGCAAAAATAGATGGCGAGTTTTATCCAGCGAAATACTTGTTTACGGTTGACTACGCAGAAAACGAAATTGCCGACGACCCAGCTCAGCATAAACAGTCCCACGTTATGCAGCTATTAGACGCCGGAGACTGGACAGGCAACATCGTTGCGTTGCCGAACAATCGAGTTAGAGTTACGCATCCTGCTTGGTTTTCTGTTGGCGACGGTGCCCCCGACTTCAAGCCCAGCCAACATATTCATTACAGCAAGAGCGATTTGGACTACACTTTGGACGTGAACAAAGTGTTCGATAATTTGTACGCACCCGAGAAAACAGATGGCCCTAAGCGCAAGTAAAGATTTCGAGCTAGATGTAGCGGACTACGTCGAAGAGGCATTCGAGCGATGCGGCTTGGAGCTGCGCACGGGTTACGATCTCAAGAGCGCGACTCGATCTTTGAATTTGATGCTCGCAGAGTGGGCCAACCGCGGTCTTAACCAGTGGACTATCAACCAAAAAAGTATCGACATGGTTGTCGGTACAACGAATTACACCATAGATGCAGTCAATCCAACTGCCACAATTGATGTGCTAGATGTATTTATCAGAGAAACAATTGGCGGTGACACAGTGGATGTGCCGCTCAGCAGATTGTCCCGCTCTGAGTATGCGAACCTGAGCACAAAAACCACTACCGGCAAGCCCAACCAATATTTTATCGACAAGCAGATCAGCCCTACTGTCACGGTTTGGCCATCTCCCGATAAAAATTCCACCTACGCTTTGAAATTAAACGTGCTGACCCGTATGGACGATGCTGACGTGGGCGCAAATACTCTTGAGTTACCTTTTCGGTTTTACCCGTGTTTATCTGCCGGGCTTGCTTATTACATGGCTCTTAAGAGGTCGCCCGACAAAGTGGCCATGCTGAAACAGCTTTACGAAGAAGAATTTGAGCGTGCCTTGTCACAAGATCAGGCTCGTGTCTCATTCAGGGTGGCCCCTGATCTACGCGGCTACAATCTCGGCTGATGGCATTCGCATCTGACAAACGTGCTTACGGGATCTGTGACATCACGGGCTTTCGTTATCGCTTGCGCGACATGAAGTTCACTTGGGACGGTTTGCTTGTCGGCCCGGATCAATGGTCGCCTAAGCATCCTCAGTTAATGCCTAAACCAACGCCCGTTGATCCTCAAGCGTTGAAGGTATCGCGACCCGACATTTCGGCGGATGGGAATGACAACAATTTTTTCTCGGTCTACACCAACGTCGGAGATGGAAAACTTGGCACAAGTTTGCAAACTTTTGGACTAACTGCTAGTGTCGGCACCGTGGAGGTAATTACGTCATGAGCTTCACGTTAGCCACACTGAAATCGACTGTGCAAGACTATTTGCAGGTCAATGAAACGACGTTTAACAACAACCTGAACACGTTCATTCAGCAGTCTGAAAGCCGAATCTTTAAGCTGGTTCAGCTCCCGGAGCAACGAAAGAACGTACAAGGCACGTTGAGCGCGAGTAATCGATTTTTGGCAACGCCAAGCGATTTCTTTGCGCCGTTTTCTTTGGCAGTCATAGACTCAAGCAATAAGTATCACTACTTAGATTTCAAACATCCGTCATTCATAAAGCAATACAGCCCTACGACGACAACGACTGGTAGGCCAAAGTATTACTCCTTGTTTGACGAAGTGGCGTTCGAACTTTCTCCGGTGCCAGATTCTGCTTATACCGCAGAGCTGCACTATTTGTTCAAACCGGCGTCTTTGACGGCCGGTGCAGACTCGGGCACCACGTTGTTGTCCACGGATCATCCAGATCCATTGCTATACGGCACCTTGGTTGAGGCTGCCGTGTTTTTGAAAGAAGCTCCTGACGTAATAGGAACCTTTGAGGCTCGGTTCAAAGAGGGTATCGCTCGGATGAAGAATCTTAGCGAAGGCCGTGGAACAAGAGATGAGTACAGGTTTGATTTATTACGAACAGGCGTGAGTTGATGGCACGGATTGAAAGTTTAGAAGGCAAAAAAATAGCGTTAATCGGTTTGGGAGCATCTCAAATCGATTATGTAATCGGAGTAGAAAACAGCAAAAGATGGGATGAGGTCTGGGTCATAAACTCAGCCTTATCTATTTTTGATTGCGACAGGGTCTTCATGATGGATCCCGCAAGCCGTTATCTCGACACGGAAGACGCAGGCAATCAAACCGAGGTCATGCGTCGCGTACTCCCCGGCTTTACTAAGCCAATTTACTCCTGCCAACTCGATGAGCGTGTGCCATCTATCGTTGAGTTTCCCCTTGAAGAGGTAATCAAGGATCAGCGTTGTGCTTACATGAACACAACGGTTGCCTACGCCTTGGCCTTCGCGGCATACAACAAAGTCGGGCACTTAGATCTTTTCGGCATGGACTTCTCTTACAAGCACAACTTGCATTTCGCAGAGGCCGGCAGGGCTTGCTTAGAGTTCTGGATTTGTAAACTGATCTCCATGGACATCACCGTGGGCGTAAGCCCTAGATCGTCTCTGCTCGATCAGAATGTGGAAATAGAAGATCGCTTGTATGGTTACCACCGACTGCCAAATCCAAAAATTGCCATGCCTGATCCGCAGGGCGATTGGGTGGTCTGTAATAGGTCTGAGCTGGCCAGCATGGTCAAAAAGCACAAGCTTGAGACAATCGAGTTACCATCCGCACCGGAGCCATACAAAGGATGATGAAAGAACAAGCCGGTTTTGAGTTGGGCCAAGTTTTGGTTTCTACAACCGATAACAAGGGCCATGACCCGGAGTTCTGGGCAACTCATACAACGAATAAAATATTGGGGATAAGTCAAGAAGCTGCGCCTCACATACGATTGCAAGCAGAGGCTTTCCGAAACCAAGTTTATACCCTAATATTGATGGGCATGAAGAGTGCCATCGCTTCTGATCGGGTCACCGTTCGTGGTTTGTTAGATGCTCAAGGGCATGAAGATATGGCAAAAATTATCAAGGAGCTTTGACATGGCCATCACGTCTGCTATCCCAACCAGCTTCAAGCAAGAGATTCTTGTAGGCACCCACAACTTTACTGCGACCAGCGGCAACTCTTTTAAGCTTGCTCTCTACACGTCTAGCGCGACTCTCGGTGCCGCCACTACAGCGTTCACCACGACAGGTCAGGCAAGTGGCACAAACTACACGTCCGGCGGTGGCACACTGACTTCGGTAACGCCAACCACAAGCGGCACAACGGCGGTTTGCGATTTTGCAGATCTTACTTTCTCCACGAGCACCATCACTTGTCGTGGAATGATGATATACAACGACACGCAGAGCGATAAAGCGTGCGCGATTGTGGATTTTGGCGGAGACAAAACCAGCACCGCTGGTGACTTCACTATTGTGATGCCAAGCCCTACAGCGACCGGCGCGATTATACGGATTGCGTAATGCGCCATGCCGCTACAAACTTTAGAATTCCAACCGGGTATCGATAAAGAGGGAACTGACTACTCAGCAAAAGGTGGCTGGGTGGATGGCAACCTCGTTCGTTTCAGAAAGGGACGTGTCGAAAAAGTTGGCGGCTGGTTAAAGTTAGGAACTAACTATTACCTCGGCACAGGCCGGGCGCTTCACTCTTGGATATCGCTGGGCGGTGTTCGCTATCTAGGTCTTGGAACCACGTTGAAATACTACATCGAAGAAGGTGACGTTTATTACGACGTGACGCCAATCAGGACTACTACATCCGCTGGCGATGTCACCTTTTCAGCATCCGACGGCTCATCAACCATCACGGTCACAGACACGGCTCACGGCGCCGTTTCGAATGACTTTGTCACATTCAGTGGTGCCGCCAGCCTTGGCGGTAACGTCACTGCCACGGTGTTGAATCAGGAATACCAAATATCACTGGTAACCGGGACAAACACTTACGAGATCACGGCCAAAGACACTTCTGGCTCGACGGTTACGGCTAACTCGTCTGACTCCGGTAATGGTGGCTCGAGTGTCGTCGGCGCATATCAAATCAATGTCGGACTTGACACTTTTGTCAGATCTTCTGGATGGGGTTTGGGCACTTGGGGTTCGGGTGGATGGGGCTCTGCCTCTGCGATAAGCGCCGTCAATCAATTACGGTTGTGGACGCACGATAATTTTGGTGAAAACTTGATCATCAATCCCCGGGGAGCAGGCATTTATCGTTGGGTCGAAAACAATGGCACCAGTGTTCGTGCGCTTGAGTTGTCGGGCGTAAGTGGAGCAAACCAAGTGCCAACCGTTGGCCTACAGGTCATCACTTCGGAGACAGACCGACACCTCGTGGTTCTCGGAGCAGACCCTGTATCCGGGAGCACTCGTACAGGCGTGGTTGACCCCATGCTGGTTGCATTTAGCGATCAAGAGAATGAATTAGAGTTCGAACCTACGGCCACAAATACGGCTGGCTCTTTAAGACTGTCTTCCGGTTCGTTCATCGTCGGCGGTATCAAGTCGAGACAAGAAATACTGATCTTTACCGACACCAGCCTTTACAGCATGAATTTCATCGGGCCGCCACTAACCTTTGCGATCAACTTGATTAACGAAGGTTCTGGCTTGTTGTCACCCAAGTCTGCTGTTAACGCGCCAAACGGCGTTTTCTACGCCAGTAAAACTGGGTTTTACTTCTACAACGGATCTGTTCGAAGGTTGCCCTGCTCTGTGCAAGAGTACGTTTTCAACGACTTGGATTTAGGTCAAGCATTCAAGTGCCACATGGGCGTAAACGCTGAGTTTAGTGAGATCTGGTTTTTTTACCCAAGCGTCGAAGACGCAACGGGAGAGATCAGTAGATATGTCATTTTCAATTACGAAGAAAATCATTGGTCGGTAGGTAGCCTCATTCGCTACGCATGGCTTGATGCCGGCATCGAGGACTTGCCCTTTGCTACCGCGACGACCAGCTCTCAGCAATGTGTTTTCCAGCACGAAAACGGATTCGATGACAACGATTCACCTATGACTGGCGTATTTATCGAAAGCGCAGACCTCGACATAGGCTCAGGCGACTCATTCAGTTTCGTGAAAAAGATCATTCCCGATATGAAGTTTGTGAACGATCCAAGCTTCAACAACACGCCGGCAATGAACATCGTGCTGAAACAAAGAAACTTCCCGGGACAAACTTTGTCCACAGATTCTACAACTCAAGTAACAACCACGAGTACTTTTAGTAACGTGCGCAGCAGAGCTAGACAGTTAGTATTCAGGTTTGAAAGCGACGACGACAATACGAATGACCAACGTGGCTACAAATGGCGACTTGGATCGACTCGGATTGACATTCAACCGAGTGGGCGCCGTGCATGAGCAAACTTCTCGAAACTCGACTGCCGCTCGCCTTAGGGGAGTCGGTTGACGCTGATACGTTTAATCGACTGGTTCGAGTCCTTGAGTTAAACCTTGGGGCTGCCGATTTCACTATTTCTCCCCACTTCAATGCGACCGAAATCAGCCAACTTCAATTTGCCACTGGAGCCATTATCTTCAATACTACCGACTCCATACATCAAGCTTTTGATGGCACTAGATTTAGGGATTTGTATGGCCATCAAACTTACCCGACAGGCTTGGGTGCGACAGCGTCTGTAGGCGCAGTGACGGTGACAACATCATGAACCAGTTTTTACAAAAACGAATTGAAACCATGTTGGGTGATGACATGCCGGTGATGGGCATGGCTGAAGGCGGGGAAGTTGACGCCCCAGAAACTCAAGTAGAAATCGTAGAAGATCTTGCAACTCCGCAGGCTCAGGCTGAGCTGCAAGAAGCGGCGATGATGTCGTCAGATCCGAATCAAGACTTGGCAATGGCCATAGATGATTTGA